GTTACGAATTGATCTGCGGCAAACTCCTGCCGCTTGTTAATCGACTACAATTAACATTATACCTATCATGGTATATAAACTGGTACCCATCCTAAGAAAAAGTAACAAGTAAAATCTTCAGCTGCTGAGACAAACATATAAACAATATTATCTTTAGTTGCTGAAGAATCACGAATAAAGCCATAAATGAACACTGGCTCTTCCAACTTAAACGTTGTCGTGATTGGACTAATAGTTTGGACGATCTGAAATTTGTTTGCTGTTTGGTAAGGCATCTCAAATTCTATTAACGGATTGATACTCGTGTGATTAAAACCACTACCACACATTACTTGTCGTCCAATATGATTTTTAATGTTATCTCTCCAGGCACTGGCAGTAGTATAATTAAATGTATCTGATTGAAAAGAACTACCAGAATAAATATAATCTCTAATTGCTGTCGTCATACCTTTAGTTGTACCACAATTCAGTAACTTCCACCTTATACCTCCTTTATAACCACTAAATGCCAACTTAACATAATTAACCATCGTCATTAAACATTCATTTGATGTTGCGCCTGTTCTCGGAAATCCATTTACTATATCCGGATATAAAGGCTGCGCAGGATGTGCATATATTTCTGCTTGATTTTCAAATTGAATAGTGACCGCAGAATAATAGTTATCTCGCTTAAGTAAATTTCTAAAACTAGTAACGGTCTCTCCCATATATAACTTATTTCCCATGGGTATCATCTCATGACTATGAGATTCACTGCGCAAACCAGATCCAACATCATCTGCCACTTCAAGACTATTAGAAAACGGCATTTCAATACCTGATTGAGGACCTACAGTCGAAAAATCAGCAATAGTAGTTGGTACGGACACTTTAAAGTCATCACCTGCCCGTACATAACACACCACATGAATGTCATTATTAAGAGTTTCGTCAAACGTAGGAGTAGTTAAGTCATTAAGTACATATATCGTTATCAAACCATTATTAACAGCATCAGTAGACCCTGACGTTTGCAAGGGGCTAGAACTAAACATCACTTCTGTATACCAAGGCTGAGCTGCTTCAGTTAGCCATTCTCTTTCTTGATAGTTGCCTATTTTAATCTCAAAGTCACTAGTTTCACCTATGTCAACAACATGAGTAAAATGCACATTGTCTTCATGTACTGCAACTGAGTCTTTAGGATCATAAACTATTAACAATCTACCTCTATGAAATGCTGATTTGACTATCTGAAATCGATATATAATAGAACCAGACCAATGTTTAAAACATGCTGCAACACCACACATAGCTGTCATATAAGTCTTGGCTGGAATACCCACAGTACGTGACAAATAAGGAGAAACCTTATAATTCATCAACATAGTGCCAGGTGCTGCACTTCTAGACCATACAAATCTATTTAGATACGAATCATGTCCAGCTATACTACTAAATGCTAACTCGTCATCCGCTTTAAGGTTAACATCAAGCGGTGATATAGATGTCTCTTGTTTAACATCTAACGTTAATTTCATAGTACTAGACGTAGTATTAGTCACTGCCATAGAACCGACTAAACGGGGCACTAAAGGTGCGGGTTCGGCTACTGCAACAGGCTTACTATATCCTAATGCGGACGCTACACTACTGGTGATGGTTGCTGCTTTTTCTACTGCTGATGCATATGGTGCTAAAACTGGGATCTGCTTAACTGCGCTAGCGACATTGGCTATATTTGTAGCTGTTTGGCTAATCGGCTTGTTAATACTTTCACACTCTCGACCACTTTGTGGAGTTAAAGAAGAGATATTTCTTATTGTCGGCCCTTGTAAATCAACATCTTCAAACCATGCATATACTGTTATTGTTACAGCTTGTTGAGCTATAACTAAATTTTGATTGGCATGTTTTAGATTGACTATAGCGTTGAATGCTAACTCACCTAATTTCCATTGTTCAGTATCATCTGTAAGGGAAAGATATGTCCATGGATAGTAAAATGGCAGTATCATCTCAGCTCCTTCAGATATAGTAGGATCTAAGAAGACTTTAGGTCTTTGAGAAATACTTACAAAGTCTGCATCCGCTGCATCAGGATTTAACACAATTTGAAGTCGATTTGCTAATGCTTGGAAAGGTAGATAAGTGACCATCATACGACCATAAAAGAATCCATTACCATTAACTACAATCTTAACATGGCACTTGGCTTTAAAAAGATTATAATTTGAAATTCTGTTTGCTATACGTTTGTTCGTTAATAATGACGTCCAGGGATCTAATACTTGATTAAAAGTTGAAGGTCCCCATTGCCAACTAGCGACTTTAACAGGTCTAGATAAGAAGTCTTTCAAATCTACTGGATCGTTAGAAATTCGATCCTCATTATCAGCACTACCGACTACAAGAGTTTGATCTTTATCTGCTTCAAGAAAACTCACGACTTGTTTAACAGAGGATTCAACCCCTGATTGTTGAACAAGTTGCACCCTATCCGGGGTGACTACCAGTTTAACGACCGACTGGCTTTGGTCTTTAGTTATATTAATATTAGTGTGTTGGGTCCATTCGGACCAATTTTGTATGCCAACATTAAATTCATGTACAAGCCTAAGCCACGGAGGTTGACATTTCCACCACTGCTCGGTAACCAATGCACATTCATTGTTTACCTCCTTCCATTTTTCTACTATCTCGCTATAAGAAATACTCAAGACATTACAGAATCGTAACAAATCATGTTTTGTAGCTATTATACGCAACTTTCGGCGTGACTCTTCATAAAATTGTCTTCCATGAAACTTAGCTTCAAACAGGAAATTATCTATACACTGTCCTGTCAAGAATTCAAGTGATACTGTGCGCGGAGGTACATGGCACATTAAACACTTAAACATACTTTTCTTAAGCAAGGGGGCCACTACTACCCCAAAATCTTTATTATATAACATCTTCCTTTTAAGAAACTCGACGTCATCTAATTTATAAAATTTACGACGCGATGTAGTGTTCTTTTTCTCCATATCAGTGCCTCGAATGCCTAAAGCATCCCAAGCTTTAAGTACTGCTGACACGGTAAAGAAATTCGCGTCGGGGTGAACGTTTGCAATAGAATCATCCCCATAGACTCTAAGAGTGACAAGCTCTACAAACGTTCTAGGTCCATTATACATATAATAAAAAG